CTTTACCCCTGAAAATGGACGGACTGAAGTTGTCGTGAAGTTCATGGATAACCCTAGTGAATACGAGTACATGCAACGGGCTACATGGGATGATGCGCCACATTTAACTGAAGAAACCAAAGACTCACTATTGGCTCTATTCCCTGATTGGCAAAAGGATATGAGAACTAAAGGCCTGCCTCTTATGGGTGCCGGTCTTATATTCGACATTGGTGATAAAGGTATAAGCTGCCAGCCTTTCGAGTGTCCATCACATTGGTACGTTATTAACGGCATGGATTTTGGCTGGGATCACCCTCAAGCACACGTACAGCTATGGTGGGATAAAGACTCAGACACAATAGTAGTAGCAGAGGCTTGGAAAAAGTCTAAAGCCCTTCCAGAAGTTGCATGGGGAGCTGTTAAAGCATGGGCTGAAGGTGCGCCAACTGCATGGCCTCACGATGGACTACAAACTGAGAAAGGTAGCGGCAAGCAACAGAAATCATATTATGAAGAAGCTGGCTGGGATATGTTAGATGTCCATGCTCAGTGGTTAGACGGTTCAAACGGTGTTGAGGCTGGTATCGTTGAGATGTATCGACTGATGGAATTAGGCAAGTTTAAAGTCTTTGGCCACCTATCAGGATTCTTTGAAGAAAAGATGAATTATCACAGAGACGACAACGGTAAGATTGTCAAGATAGAAGATGATATACTTAGCGCGGTTCGTTATGCCTATATGATGCGTAGATTCGCAGTAATGAAGCGCGACATATCAGATGACGATTACGACGATTGGGAAAACAACATTGAACATAATAGCGTAACAGGTTACTAGCATGGCTGAATATACAACTGACGATACAGAAGAAGACAAGAAAGGTAGTGCTTCTCGAATTATAGAATTGATGGGCATGGATAACATAGCCGATGATCTTGAGGACAATGAGCTTCGAGATATTGGCGAAAAGGTTATTGAAGAATACGAAGAAGATGAAGAGTCTCGACGCGAATGGCTAGAAACTAATCAAGAAGCCTTAAAGCTTGCTAGACAATGCCGAGAAGCTAAGACATTTCCTTGGACTGGTGCTAGTAATGTTAAATACCCGTTGATTGGCCAAGCAGCTATGAACTTTAACGCTCGGGCATATCCTGAGATTGTACAGGGTGACAAGATCGTTAAGGCTAAGGTTATTGGTAACGATGATGCAGATGAGAGCAAGGCGGCAAGAGCTGAGCGTATTTCTACATTTATGAGCTACCAATTGAATGAGCAAATACCTAATTGGGAAAGCGACACAGATAAATTATTAATCATGCTGCCTATTATCGGCACGATGTTTAAAGAAGTGACTTGGGATGAAATAAACCTAAGGCCTGAAATCAATCTACTAATGCCTGATGACTTAGTAGTTAACTATCACGCAGAAAGCCTTGATTTGTCCAAATGCAGACGAATTAGCAAGAAGGTAACTAAGTTTAAGAATGACATTAAAGAGCGTGAACGGGCTGATTTGTGGCTTAGAATCAACTATTCAGAAGATGACGCGGATACCGAGATTGAAGACGACGAGCAAGATTTTATACAGCAATGCCGTTATTTAGATTTAGACGATGACGGTTATGAAGAACCTTACATGGTCACGGTGCATGAGGCATCAAGAAAGGTTGTGCGTATCGTTGCTATTTATGATGAGGGAACGGCTAAGATTAACCCCACTACAGGCGAAGTAACTAAGATTGAGCCTTATCAGATTTACACCGACTATCATTTTATACCCGCATTTGATGGTGCCTTCTATTCAACTGGTTTCGGTACGTACTTATACCCAATTAACCAAAGTATCGACACTGTAATTAATCAGCTATTAGACGCTGGCACATTATCGAATCTGCAAGGCGGGTTTATTGGTAAAGGATTACGCGGAAAAATGGGCGCTACTCCCTTTCAGCCCGGCGAATGGCGACCAGTTGACACTAAAGGCGGAAGTATTAAAGACAATATCATTCCACTACCAGCTAAAGAGCCAAGCGGCGCACTATTTAACCTTCTAGGCTTCTTAGTTGATACTGGCAAGGATATGTCCTCTATCACTGATGTACTGGCAGGCGTACCGCAAGGAGCTAATACTCCGGTGGGCACGACTATCGCGATGATTGAGCAAGGCATGAAAGTAATCGATGCCGTTTATAAACGTGTTTATCTAGCGCTTAAGAAAGAGTACAAAATGCTTTACCGCATTAACTCGGTTTACTTGGACGAGCAAGGCTACATGGATGTTTTAGATAACAAAGACGCTCAAAAGGGCGATTACTCGACAACTGACTTTGATATTGTCCCAGTAGGCGATACCCGTATTAGCTCGCAAATGATGAGAACAATGAAAGCTCAGTCTGTAATGGATGTCGCATCAAGAACGCCGGGTGCAAATGTTACAGAAGCATCAAGGTCTTTCTTGAAATCAATGGAAATCAATGAAGATGAAATTGATAAGATATTACCAGAAGGCCAAGACCCAGCACAGATGATGCAAATGGTCGAATTTTTACAGGGCCAAGTAGAAACATTCCAAGGTTATATAGAATCTGGCAAGTTCCAAATGGAACAGGATGAGAACGCTAGAAAGAATCAAGAGTCTGATGCGAAGGTACAGAAGGACGTAGCATCGGCCATTAATTCCATATCTGACGCCGAGAGCAAAGAAGTAGGCAATCAGTTAGGGATATACAAAGCACAGCTGGAAAATATCCAGCAATCCTTCAAACAGCAAATAGAGGTACAGACCTTTGAACGAGAACGTAACAATCGCAGACTTTCAGGAGTGGATCAACAGCCCGGTGGGTTGCCTAGTCCGCAATAAACTTGTAGAGCAAGCAAGTCAGTATAGTACGCTTGATTCATCATTAGCAGAGCAGGCGGTATTTAGGGGTGATATAGAATCTCTCCAAAAAATCGGCTTAGATAGCGCAATAAGAATGGCAACGGTTAGAGGTATTGAGTTATTCACCGATGTTGACGCATTAGCTGATGAGCTATTCCAAGAGAAACCGGAGGCTAATAATGTTTGAAGCTTGCGGACATTTCCTAATAGTTGAATTAACAGAAGCCGAAACAGAGCGCAAAAGTTCAGGAGGCATTCTTTTAGATGCCACTATGGACGGTAAGCGTAAAAACCAATTGGGCATGAGTACGGCTAAGGTGGTCGATGTTGGCCCTAATTGCTGGACTGGATTCACTGACCCTAATGGTAACTGGGGACGGTGGTGCAAACCTGAAGATGAAATAATGATTGCACAATACGCCGGTCAATCCTTCCCCGTTTCTGATGACTTGCCACTAGAAGAGCAAGATAAGCTTAAACGATTGCGATTAATCAAAGACGATGACGTTCTAGCGAGGGTATCCAAATGAGCGAACCAAGCGGATTACAAATCATGCAGGAGAATATAGCGGCGGCTGAAGCTGGTGAAGATATTCCACATGATGAAAATACAGTATACGAAGAGGCTGAATCTGATGAGCCTATTTCTGACCCTGTTGAAACAGAAAAAGATCCAGTAGACGACCCTGTAGATGATCCAGTTGATGAGCCCGAAGTATCTGAGCTAGCTAAGAAAGATGGCTTCATGAGCAAAGAGGATTGGGTGGCTTCCGGTAAAGCTGAAGAAGATTACATGACCCCTGAAGAGTTTTCAAAGGTCGGTGAGCTTCGTGATGGCGATAAGACTAGGCAGCAGCTATCTAAACAGCTAGTTCAGATGGAAAGCGTAATGAAAGAAACGCTTAAAAACTCTAATCAGATGATTGAAAACGCTAAGAAGTCAGAGCGTGAAAAGGTCATTGCTGAATTAAAGGCTGAACAGAAAGAAGCTGTTGAATATCAAGATACTGAAAAGGCTCTGGAGATTGAGCGCAAGATAATCAAAGAAGAGGCCAAGGCAGAGGAAAAGCCAGAGGTTAAACCTGAACCCCAAGAAACTAAGCCGACCGAGGCTATGACAGATTGGTATAACGGCAATAAGCATTGGTACGGGACCGATGTGGGGGCCTCTAATCTTATCAATGCTGAATTAACCAAGCATCAAGAAGCGGGCCTACCATTTGAAGAAGGTATTATTAAGGCTGAAGCTAAAGCCAAAAAATACTTTCCTCAATACTTTGACCATGAGGATGATACTGATGAGGTTCTGGTGAGCCCTAAAATGCCACCGCCACTTAGGCCCCGATCAGTATCAGAAACTAGCAGGCGAAAAAGCCCCGCTAAAGAATCAAAGAAAACCTTTAAAGACTTAGATGCCAATATGCAGGTATTCGCTAGAAAAGCAGCCAAAGCATCAGGTATGAGTGAATCAGAATATATGGAGAGTATGTAATGAACGAAACTACAAACACAGAAAAGAAGAAGCCAGGTAGACCACCACAAACAAAGCCCATTGAAGGCTCACGTATATCATACGGTGACAGAAACGCTTTAAAGGTATCTGGACGTGATGACAAGTACGTTTACCGTATTGCTAACAGTGATGAAGGCCGTTATTCAGATAGAGTTGAAAACTTAAAAGCAATGGGTTATTCTGTTTGCAATAATAGCGAATCATTAGGCGATTCAAAAGGTACAGAAGCCAGCTCCATAGGGAGTGTTATTGGCAAGCCTGTCGGAAACGGCACTCGCGGAATACTAATGAGGCAGCTTAAAACTAACTACCAAGAAGATCAGCGACAAAAGCAAGCTGAAGTGGATCATACAGAATTGGGTATGGTCGATGAAGACTTGCAGAACGCAAATGATACGTATGGAGAAGGTCTAAAAGTAGACCGTAAAAAACCTACATTTAAAGTTCAGCAATAAATATTAACTGAAATTAAATAGAGGCTATTATGGCTAATAATGACGCTCCATTTGGACTGAGTTCTTCTACTAGAACCGGTTCATCATATGTAGGTGGCTTAAACCTATACTCAATCCCCGCAAGTGACTCAACTATCATGGCAGTTGGCGATCCAGTAATTTCTGCTGGTGGTGCTGATGCTGATGGTATTGCGACTATTGCCCGCGCTACTGCTGGCACTGCTGTTCGTGGTTACATTGCTGGTTTCGTTTTCGATAATCGTGACCAAGAAAATCTTCCAAGCTTCCGCCCTGCTTCTGTAGAGGCTCACGCTTTAGTTGTTGATGATCCTAGCTCACGCATCCTCATTCAAGAAGATTCAGACGGTGGTGCTTTAACTGCTGCTTCTGTTGGTTTGAATGTTAACTTTATCGTTGCTAATGCAAATAGCGTAACTGGCAAAAGTCAGGTGGAGATTGATTCTTCTACTGCTGCTGCCACTGCTACCTTGCCGCTTAAACTTCTTGGCCTTTATCAAATCGAAGGCAATGAATTTGGCGCTAATGCAATTTGGGTATGTAGCTTTAATACTCACGAACTTAAGGCCTTAACCGGCTCAACAGGAGTATAGATTATGTCTACAATCACAACTGCCCAGTTTGCCAAGGCCTTATGGCCCGGCCTTAATAAGATCTATCAAGATATGTATGCTATGTATCCTGAAGAGTATATGGACTTTTGCTACAAGATCATGTCTGACAAGAACCGTGAAGAGTATTTAGGTTTTTCTGGACTTGGTTTAGCAGCTAAAAAGGCTGAAGGCTCGCCAACTAAATTTGATAGCATGGAGCAGGGTTTCGTTCCAAATGTTACCAACGTTAGCTTTGGTTTAGGTTTTGTTATTACTCGTGAAGCGCGTGACGACAACAAATACATGGAAATTGCAACAGCTCGGACTAAAGCATTAGCTCGTTCTGCTCGTATTACAAAAGAAACTGTTGCCGCTAACATGCTTAACCGTGGTTTTAACTCTTCTTTTGTTGGTGCTGACGGTGTTGAATTGTTCTCAACAGCTCACGTAACTAAGAATGGCTTAACTTATAGCAATGAATTAGCTACTCCAGCCGATTTATCAGAAGCAGCTTTAGAGCAAGCTGTGACAGACATTAGTTTGTTTACTGATGAGCGTGGTTTAAGAATTAGAGCACAAGCTAGAAAGCTTATCGTTCATTCTCAAGACCAGTGGGAAGCTTGCCGAATAGTTAAATCTGACCTCCAGAATGATACTGCTAACAATGCTGTAAATGCATTAAAGCAAAACGGTATCCTTCAGGATTATAAGGTTAACCATTACCTTACAGATAATGATGCTTGGTTTATTACTACCGACATCACTGATATGGGTGAAGGTCTTATCTATCAAGAAAGATTGGCTGATGAGTTCGCTAGTGATAACGAGTTCACCACTGATAATGCACAGTTCAAGTATTACGGACGATATGCATTTGATTGGTTAGATCCACGCGGTGCTTTTGCATCTCCTGGCGCTTAAGTAGAATATGGGCTGGTTCGCTGGCCCTTTTCTTTTACTCATTTTAATAGGTGACTTATGCGACCTAAGAAACAATCCCTAAGCGCTGCTGGTGATGCTAATTGGATTCCCGTTGATTTTCGCGGTGATCAATTTGGCGTATCTATTGGTGTGAATGTATCGGGTGATTTAACCTATTCAATACAGCACTCATTTGACAGCCCTTACAATACAATGCCCGTTACTATCACCCGAACCACTACAACGGCTGTAGCTGATTTTGGCGAGCCTCACGGCAAGGTAGTTGGCGACTCCATTAATGTTATCGGCATACGTGAAGATAATCTTGATGGTGTACATGAAATCACAGCAGTAGCGGCTAATACAGTCTCTTATGTTGTGGCTAATACCGGCTCAACTTCTGAGCAAGGCAAAGCAGTATTATTCAGCGTATTTGAAAACGATGATTTATCAGGCTTAACAGTTAGCGCAGATGGTGGTTATGTATTACCTCCTACCGTTACCCGTTTATCCGTTACCGCTTTCACTAGCGGCACTGTAACAGCAAACTTTACATTCTTATCTAGGGGCGCTTAACCCCTTTAACTTTAATTAAAATGTCCTTGGTTTGGTCAGTTCGGGTTCGAGTCCCCTAGGCATTGGAGAATACAAGATGACACGTTTAACTAAATTCCCTAACGGCATTAGCTCATTTTTAGTTGATAGCAATGCAGAATCTAAAGCATCTGCTTATACGGTTGTTATTACTACTGACTCAGGCAAAACCTTTACTAATGCTTTAACTGATGGCGTAGTTTTTACCCTTCCATCCATCGCTATTGGTAACACAGTAACTTTTGTTAATACTGCTCCAGACGGTCAAGCTGATTTAACTATTAGTCCTGCTGCTGCTGACGGTATTACTTACGCCGGTTCATCTACTGATAATAAAGATTTAATTAATACTAAAGCCACTGCTAAAAATGGTGACTTTGTGACATTAGCGTCTTTAGACGGTGTTGTTGCATGGCAGGTTGTTGATGCTCGCGGCGTATGGGCTAAAGAAGCTTAATCTTTTATTAGAGTATTATTATGGGCATTAGTCGTTCAGGTATAAGTAGGTTTGGAATAAGTAGAGATGGTATTTCCACTCCAAGAATATCCCCTGTGAGGTATCCGAACGGCGCTATTGTCTACTATGACTTTACTAAAAATACGCCTGTTGAATCCATATTAGAGCAGGTAGAGCGTGATGCTAGCCTCTTAACCCTACGCGCAAGCAACTCAAACCCAACACAGCTAAACGGCTCAGTCACTACAGTGGGCACAAATACCGCTGCTTTGGTTACGGGTGATGGTGTATTGATTCAGGGTCCGGCTACTAATTTATCTACTGATGACCCTGTTGATGCAACTGCATGGGCAAAGAGTGGCGCGGCTAATCCAGTGTCAACAACTGAGCCATCACCTTTTCCTGGCGTTAACTATACAAAAGTTGAAATGACAGCCAGCACAGATTTTAATTTTGTAAATACTTTTTTTGCTGTTGTTTCTGGTCAGACATATACGCAAACATATGCAGTAAAAAAGCAACCTACAAGATTTATGCAAATCGCCCTATCCACTAGATTTCCGGCTGGTGACTTTTATAATATAAACCTACTAACTGGTGCGGTAGGTAATTCAGTTTCAACAGTGTCAGGAATAAAAGTAATAGACGGTGGTGACTACTGGTTTATTATATGTACTGGCACAGCAAACCTAACAGGGATAAATTCTCGGATTTGGTTATCATTACTGCTAACCGATATTAATTCTAGGCTGTCATTTCAACTTTTGTATAGTTAACG